TGGTACAAGTAATGGAGATCGCCCCTATGAACACGTGCCCATGCCGCCCAGGATTTACATACAAAAATCTCACGACCCACCAAAAATCTAAACTGCACCAGACGTGGGAGGCCAATCAGGTTCATAAAACCGACAAGGTTCGATCGAAGGAATTTGAAAATGAAATTGAGAGGCTCAAGCGCCGTCTGACTCACAAGGAGGCGGTCGAGGTTGCCTTGTTGAACCGGATCAATAATCTAGAAGACGAATTGGCCTATTGGAAAAAGGCTTATGATGGGGTGTATATGTAGTCACTGCGCAAGGCTTCGCGCAAATAAGTCCTGCGGACTTACTATAGCATGGACCTTCTGAACGAGTCCGAGCGGCGCTTTACCAAGAAGCTTTGTGATGCGATGATTCCGGTGATGATTGAGGCTTTCTGGGAGATTTGGCTCGAGGCTAAGAAGGAGGTCATGGACAAAAAGTCGAAGAACACGACGCTGGTTTTCCAGGAGCTCCTCAGGGCCATCAAGACTTGGAACTCTTCAATTTCTCTCAAAAATACAGAGGCGATCATCAAGAACCAGCCTCTGTTCCCGAACCTGATGGCGGCTGTATTCGTCATCCACGTCAAGATTCTGAGCTCGATCCGGACAGACAAAAAGTCCAAGAAGATTTGCATCAAGCTTCCGGCGAACGACGTGTTTGTTCAGAGGTGCTACGAGGCGTGCGCCAAGGACCTGTATGAGCGACCTCTCATCATCACCGAGCCCCATACGGAAGAGGAGCGCAACGATGATCTCCGGGTGCGATTTTCAAAGAAAATTGCCGAGGTCATAGAGGACCTGGTTCCGACGGCTGAGATTCTCCAGACGTACCTGCCTATGCCGGCGGCCGGCGAGGACCTGAACCTGGATCACGAGGATGAAGAGGCTCCAGAGGATGAGGACGAGGATGTACCGGACGTGATGAACGAAGACCCCGTCGACCCCGTGAACGTCGATGGGTCCAACATGGAGTTTGGGAAGACGCCAGGCGGCGTAGATAACACCGTGACCGTGAACAATAGTGGGACGCCACCGAACGTTCCAGGAGGCACACCAGCCGGTGAGCCGTCCGTGGCTAACATGGAGCAGAACCTATTTGATGATGCGGCCGAGTCGCGAGTCGGTCCGCAGCGCATCGAGAAATTGCCCTAAAAAATTGCTCAACAGGTACTAAAGTATGGATCAGTACCTCCGGGACCCTACAGGCGCCGCGGTTGTAGCTGGCGCCGTCACCATGGCTTACGTATATGGCCGGGCTAAAATGAACAACGAAGGACCCGTCAAGAACTCGGAGCTCATGAAACCGGCGTTCTTGGTGGCCCTTCTGGTCTATTTCATAGTTTCGCGCAGCTCTGAAACCCATGAGACGATGACCAAAGAACCTTACTAATTTACTTAAGGAATTAGGTCGTCAAAACCACAGTGACACGATGACCACGATTCAGGCTTTCAATGAAATGATGGGCCAGTTCCTCGACGAGCTCGTAGCAACGTTCCCCGAGGAAGAGGCGTTCAAGGCTGTCCAGGCCACCCCGCGCACTCGCGCAACGTTCGACGCATTTATGAAGCAAATCGGACCGTTCTCATCCCAGCTCATGGCCAAGTCTCCAGACTTTTTCAGTGAGCAAAATGAGTTCGTCAAGGGTCTTAACCTTCAGACGGTGTGGGCGAGCGCAGAGGCGACTTCCGCGACCAAGGATGCCATCTGGCAGTACATCCAGACGATGTACATCTTGGGCAACACGATCAGCATGTTCCCCCCCGAGACGCTCAGTATGATCGAGGCGGCTGCTGAGAATTGTGCCAAGAACATGAAGACGACCGGTGGCGCCATGGACGAGAAGGCGCTCATGGCTGGTATGAACAACATGCTTTCCCAGATGATGGGTGGCGGTGGAGGTGGCGGGCTCGCAGCCCTGATGGGCGGCCTCCAGCCGCAGGCACAGCAGGCCCCTCGTCCCACGCCCCGGCCCAAGTCCAAGGGTCGAAAGAAGTAATTTCTCAGACTATTACAGAATGGACCCGCGGGAGATTTTTCGCAACGACAAGCTCCTCGAGTTTTGGCCGACCGCGAAGCAGTCTGCACGTGAGCGCGTCGCGGCCACTTCCCGCTTCGTCATCTATGCATCAGTCCTTATTTACATCATAAATCGCGACCCGCGCATTTTTGCGCTCGGCGTGTTGGTCCTGGCTATCCTTTACTACCTGTACGGTGCGAACCTGATAAAGGACGGCAAGCTCCGTCCGGCTCAGGGCGACGGCCGCGCTCCAGGCCCCTTCCGTGAGGAGGTTTACATGCCCTCGTTCGACAACCCCATGGGTAACGTGCTTCCGACCGATTACATAGACTACCCGGACCGACCGAGCGCTGCGTGGTATCCCAGTGTGCGGCAGGAAATTGCCGTACAGTGGAGTAATATCCACCCGTTCGAGCGTAAGCGTGACGCCGAACGTAATTTTTACACGGTCGCATCGACGACCATCCCCAACGACCAGGCGGCTTTTGCTCAGGCGGCCTACGGTAAGCCCTTCTCCCCGATCTGCAAGGACCAGGGTGGTGACGCCTGCGACCCGGATCGCTTCTATTCTACACTTCCAGAGCGTGCTCAGATGCGTGCAGGCAACGGCCGTTAATTCGGCAGCCGCCGCTCCTGAGCCTTCAGACTGCGCATAAGCGCTCGGCGACCACGACCCGCGAGGTTCATTGCCGAGCGCACCGCAGACGCGCCGCGGCCCACAGAGGCTGCAGCGCGCCCGGTCAAATTCCGGGCTTTGGCCGCCACCTTCCACGGGGCGACCAAAGCCTTTGCGGCGCTTGCCGCTGTCGCACTCCGCCCACGAGCCTCCAGGGCGGCCAGTTTGCGCTGAACTTTAGGAGGCAGGCCGAGCGTACGATTAAAACGGCTCTCCGGTCCCATCTGCGCCTTCAGAAGGGCGGGGAGCATACGCGGATCCTTGGCCGCCAGAGCCGCAGCCGTCTTTTCAGAAAGTTTGTAATTTCCAGCAATAGGCAGACCAGCGTGGGCCTGCTTCAGGACCGACTTGGGGAACTGATACCCCTGGGCTTCGAACCGCAACACATTCGAGGCTGAAATTGAGGGCATCGGTAAGTTGGTCCACGCACCCTCGCCAAATTTACGGGGCATTCTGCTCCCGTTCAGCTTGACCCACGTCATTTTGGGTTCGTACAGGCTGGAATTGGGTTGGCCACCCAGGCACGCCTTGCGGCCACACGTCAGGGGGCGACGGAGGCGGGTGCGTTCCACAGCAGGGAACTTTGCGAGTTCGTGACGCCGACCCATGGTGCGAGTCTGGATCGTGTAATTGGGACCGCTCGTACCCAGGGGGTAGATGGCCAGAGCCTTGCCCGACGCGCCGACGTAAGGGGTGTCGCCTTTGAGCGCAGCCTGCAGAGCCAGAAGCGTCGTGAGCGCCTTGGCGCCGCGGCCGACGGACGACCTGCGGACCGAGCCGCGGCGAGCACGCGGAGGATTCCATGGACGCACACCAGGTGACGCGGACTTGGCGCGACGATACATGGGGTTCACAGAAGACCCGAGTCGACCCGGAGCGGAACCGGCGCGCAAACTGCGCCGGCGGCGAGCAGGCGAGGCCGATTTGGCCTTGTGAGAACGAGGGCTCACCCGTGCGGGTGCAGAAGGCATACTATAAATCTATAGTTTTTTTCGGACACTAAAGTAATAATGCCTATCCTGAACACGAGCCCATTGGTCCTTCAGGAGGGCGTGATGATGGGTCCGGCCACCGTTGTCCTGGCCGACAAGACCGACGTGGAGAGCATGCTCCGTGAACGCACCACCATCGCATGGAAGAAGAACGTGACCGAACAGCCGTACGACTTCCCGAACAGCTACGTCACCATCCCACAGCGCGTGATGGGCTGGAACCCAGTCAGCACGTATGTCGACGATCAGAACACTCGTTTCGTTCAGAGATATTTTAGTAAGTAAATAGTAACATGGACCCATTGGCTCTCGCTGCAGTCGTCGGCCTTGTGTTTGCAGGCAAGCGTCTGAGCGAGTCGACCGAGTCTTCGGTCGAAAAGCCCGTCCAGGCGGCTACACCCTCTTTGACCCGTCGTGACGTGGATCTTATGGCGAATTCACGTGATCACTCAAAGGACTATTTTGACCTCAAAATTATGACTCCGGATCTGGGTCGGCGCATCGGCGACTCCCGTCTCGGTCCCAAAAACGAAATCGGGTCTCTCCAGGACCGTTCGCCTGACGCGGGTCGCTTCCCGTTCGGTCAGCCGGTCTATGATTTGTACAACCGTCAGAACGTGACGAACAAAATGAACAATCTCCAGCCCATCGAACGCAAGAACGTCGGACCGGGTCTGGGTGTCGGGTCGGATGTTCCATCCGCCGGTGGTTTCCACGACTTTTTCCGTGCCCTTCCCAACAACATCAACGAGGAGCGTCTCACGACCCTCGAGGGCCGTAACGGACCTTCGAACCCCGTCGTCAAGAATGGCGGTACGACTATGGGTGATATCACTCACCAGGCCAAGGACTCCAAGGCGTGGTACCGCCCGCCCGCTCAGAACCAGGGTGAGGGTCAGGGTGGCGCCCTCATCGGCCCCGAGGGCCGTCCGGACTTTATCAAGACTCGGCGCTCGACCATCCGTCACGAGACGGGTATGCGCACCGACGGCCTTGAGACTGGCCCGGCTCAGTACAACGTGGCTCAGCCGTACGCCGAGGGTGGCGAGACGTGCTACACGGACAAGGCTCTGACGCGCATGAGCGGCTACCGTGAGAATGGAAACCGCCCAGAGGGCCCCGGGCGCATGAATGTCCGCACGGACCCCATCAACCAGGGTGGCGCCCCGTCGTGCCTTCGGTCCGAGACGACGGCGTTCCCCGTGGCGGCGGCGGACGGCGGGCGATTCCAGCAGTATCAGCGTCCTGAATTCGACAGATTCAACGAGAAGAAGGGTCGCATGAACCCTTGGTCTACGAACGCATCCATGGACATGGCGATCCAGCAACTCGACAAAAACCCAATTGCCCAGCCGCCTCTTTCGGTCGTCTAAAATAATCTAGACCAATTGTAAAATGAGCGGAGGTATCGTTCAGCTTGTCGCGACCGGTGCTCAGGACGCGTGGCTGACGGGCAAGCCCGAGGTTTCTTTCTTCCGGTCCAACTACCGCCGGTATACCCACTATGCTCATTCCGTGGAGCGTCAGATTATCCAGGGTCAGCCGACCGCTGGCGGCATCTCGACCATTCGGTTCGAGAAGAAGGGTGACCTACTCTCGTACGTGTACTTCACCGCCCGTGATAACAACGGCTCTGTGATCTCCAACCTGGATTGGTCCAAGGTTATCGACAAGGTGGAGCTCATGATCGGCGGCCAGATTATCGACACCCAGGATTTCGAGTACTCGACCGATATCGAGCCCCTGACCGGTGCTCAGACCTTCTCCCAGCGCTACCTGAACAACCAGACGGCTACACAGGCGACCCCCACGAACCAGAAGGCGATCTTTTACCCCCTGAAGTTCTTCTTCTGCAAGGACTGGTCGGTTTCCCTACCGCTTGTGGCTCTGCAGTTTCACGACGTGGAGCTGCGCATCACCTGGTCCCAGAACCTGGGCACGACGGTCAACTTCGGTCTGACGACCAACCCTCTGCTGTCGGCCGCTCCCCAGGCGACTGGCAACGTGGCTCTGTCGGTCCAGCAGGGCACCCTGACCGGATCGAACCTGACGGCCAACCTGACCTTCAGCTCTTTCACCGGCCCTCTGTTCCCCGGGTCTCTGATTGTGGCGCCTACGGCAAACACCCAGACGTCCCTTGCCGTGATTCAGACTGTGAATTCGAACACGGCTTCACCGATCGGCAGCAACGTCATCGTGAGCTTCGCGAACACGGCTGGCCAGGCGAACCTGTTCACGAGCTCGAACGCCACGGCGACCATCGTGCCGGCCAACGCCCTTGTGAACGTGTACGCCCCGGTCATCACCAGCGTGGTTCCCCTGCCGAGCTCCGTGGCCCTGGGCGCGACGAGCGCGTCCCTGGTCTTCTCGACCTTCTCGAGCCCGACGGGCGCGGGCAGCGCACCGATCATCGGCCAGTACGTGGCTGGTCTGCCTGTGACTGGCCCAGTGTACGTCTCGGCGGTCAGCGGTCAGACGGTGACTGTGACCTTCCCGGCTCAGGCTGCCCCGACCCAGATCCAGGCCAGCACGGACGTGTCCTTCTTCCAGGGCACGGCCACGTCGACCGTCAAGTACTCGGACCTGATGTTCCAGTGCTGGTCGAACTTTGTGTACCTGGATGAGACCGAGCGCAACTTCTTCGCGAAGGGCGCCCAGGACCTCCTGATTACCCAGGTGAATCGCGTGACCATCCTGAGCAACCCAGTCCAGGAGCTGGCTCTGGCCCAGCCGGTCAAGTTCATCGCCTTCCCGGCTGCCAACTACCCGGCCATCTACGCCAACGGCGCCAACAGCGCGGCGGCGGCTCGCTACGTGCTCAAGACCCAGATCAACGGTGTGGACGTCGGCGAGTTCCGCTCCCTGGCCGCCTACATGGACGCTGCCCACTACTACAACACGCCCTTCGGCTACATCCACAACAACCAGGTGGCGAACGTGGCGATCATCAGCTACTGCCTGGACACGTCCAAGCTCCAGCCGACCGGCACCCTCAACTTCTCCCGCCTGGACACCTTCCGCCTGGTCACCGATCCCCAGCTGACCAACGGCCTTCTGGGTCTGACCAACCAGGCCATCAGCTCGCCGTACCTGTACGCCGTCAACTACAACGTGCTCCGCATCCAGAACGGTCTTGGAGGGTTGATGTACGCGTCGTAAATTTCTTAATCAAAATTAAACACCATGCAGCTCTGGCAATGGCTCTTGCTCCTCGGCCTCGTCTTTTTGATTAGCTACAATCCACGCACGGGAAATATATCAAAATATTTTGGTCAGGAAATATCAGAGGGTGATGTCAAATCCCCGAGGCCCTCGCGAAAGGCACAAAGCAATAGCGATCCCAGTGAGCACAGTGAATGACATTCCCCACTTTTTGATAGTCCATGACCGGCGCTACAAAGAGTGGACGTTCGTCACCGGCGGGTGTCGCCGACGAGAGGTCTATAACCCGCTTCGATGTGCGGTTCGAGAACTCGAGGAAGAAACACGAGGGATGATAAATTTGAAAAGGGGGTCATACTCCTATTTCAAATTCATCACAAATACCCCAGAGCCACGAGATATCGAGGATGGGGTCGATGTCGTAAACGTCTATCACGTTTACATATTCGATATGCCTATGACGTCTATAGAGCACCGTCATATAGTGAAGCGGTTCCTCGAAGAAAAGGAGAAGATGGAAGGGGCGCAGGTTCCTTTCCGTAAGAATTACGATGAGAATGATGATTGTAAATTCGAACCCCTGTCGACCATCGCACAACGGTCAAATCTATGGCCCATGATTCGTCAGCACGTCCTAGGGAACCCCGAGTTCCAGCAGGCCCTCGGGACTTCCAAGACGCCCTTCAATTTGAGGGGTTGAAGACCCCCAGTCGCGCAGCGACTGTGTGCGGCGCGGCCGCGTAAATAAGTGCTGCGCACGAGGACCGCGGTGCGGTCCGACGGAAAACTTCGTTTTCCTTACTAAAGATGACTCGCTCAAAACTCGAGTTTGCGACGATCCTTGCGACCCTCAGAGCAGATGGTTCGGATCCTCAGAAACTAGCTACTGAAATGTCTCTTCGCCGATTGTGTTACGAAATTGAGAACATAGAGGCGGCCCAGGAGGCAGCCTCGCGTGAAACGGCCGTGGCGCCGGTCGCAGAGGCCAAAAAGAAAAAGTACCGGATCAGACCCTTTTGGGCTTTCCTCACCTTAGAGAGCTCAGACGAAGAGTAATCAAGTAATGGAATCCTGGAAAATCCCGAGCGGTTCGGCGACCCATGTCCTCATGGATGGTGGGATCCTCTCAGTGCCGACCGAAGATACACACGAGTTCTATCAGGCGTGTATAGACCTCGTGAGTTCAGGAACTAAATTGTATGTGGTCGAACAAAAGACTGAATTGTTTAAATTTTTCGTGGACCTCGATTACAAGGCTCAGGAAAAACTCAAGGATGAAGACCTTATCCAATTTTGTTCCTTGATTGCTGAAGAGGTGGATGGGGGTCAATGTCTCATAGCTCGGGCCCTCCCGCGACCCATCAAAGAAGGGATCAAGTCTGGGGTCCATATTCACTGGCCAGACCTCATAGTGTCTCGGACTCAGGCTCTCAATTTGAGAACAAAAATCATTCTAGGTCTGAGACGGTACCACGAGTTTGATTGGGACAAAGTGGTCGATGCGTCGGTCTATGGTGGGTCCGGCCTCCGTATGCTCTGGTCGCACAAGAAACCGAGCGGTGATCCGTACCTGCCGTGGCGCGGCACGGGACCCGACGGCGGGCCATTCACGCGCGAGTTCTCCAAGGAGCCCCGGGTGGACATCATGGCCCTGTTCGCCATCAGGACCGACGAGGATGCACGATCCCAGGAGGTCCTCGAACAGACGGGCCCCCTCGAAGAGTACATCCAGCAGTACATGATGGGTCAGAGGCGCGCGCGCGTCAAGAAGGTCCAGCGGCACGAGCACGACGGCTGGTTTGTCCAGACGGACTCTAAATTTTGCGAAAGGATACGAGACGAGCACAAGTCGAACCACGTCTGGTTCTCTGTATGGAACGGGCGTATCCATCAGCGGTGCTTTGACGAGGAATGTGCCGAGTTCAAAGGTACAGAACATATTCTTTCGCCATCAATAGTAGAGCAACTCAAAGATGTTGCTATTGTGGGTAGTCCTACTGGCAGTTTTCTTATGGATGTTTTTCCCAATGTCTCAAGGTAGGCGCTTCGTCGCCTATGAGAAGCGCGTCCACGAGTATTCGGGTCTCGACCCTGCGACCTGGAAGGAGTTTCTGGTGAACATCAAGATTTTCGAATCAGAATTGGGAACGGCCAACATCGACAAGTCGGCCGCGGGTCTCTACGCAGCCCTCGAAAATATCAGGAACCTGGGCCTCTTCGTAGAGCGGGCCGACGATTCACACCTGGCTGAAGAACTCGAGGCCATTGCACTCGAGTTGGGATATGAGGGTGAATATATGTTGAACCAAAATGCACTCGCCCGAGGATTGTACTTCTTCCCCAAGTACTTAAACGAGACGCTCAAAGACTACACAGAAGATGTCGTGCCCACCAAATTCGCCAGAAGGCGTGGAGACCAATAACCGCACGCGCTCGGGCCGCGTCTCCAAACCCCCAGTCCGTTACGAGCCCGTTGAGCAAGTCGAGGATGATTACTCTGCGGAAGAGTACGATTCGCACGAGTCAGACACTGACGTGCCCACGGAGGAGGACTCGGAGGAGGACCTCGAGGGTGAGTCTGACGCGGATGAAGATGGGAACTTGGATGGTTTCGTTGTAGCAGATAAAAGCGAGAGTGACGAAGAGGGTAGTGACGACGATGGAGAACCTCCCGTTCCTGAAACAAAACGACCGCGAGCCCCCGTCAAGAAACGCCCCGTCCGAAAGTGATTGGCCGAGGGAGCCTCAGCGGTACGCACAAGATGACATAGTCATGGCGCCGCCCCGGCCCGACGTGTTCGAGAGCCTCAAGGCAAATCCCATGGCCCTGGTCCTTTTGGGTATCATCATCGGCGCCCTGCTTGTGAATATGCGCCCGGTTGTCATCAAGAGCTAGTAGTAAGTGTAATTTTTGTAAAATTGTAAGAAGAATCGAGCTTGAAATTGCTCACTGCATTTCCAGAAACGTATTTAGTGGTCTGTTTGATACCTGCGTCATTCTCCACCACGACGGTCAACGGAGGGTAAACCTTCATCGTGTTCGTCGTGGCCGTGAGCGGGTACGGACCACCGGGTTTGAGCGTCGTCTCGATGCCCGAGCGGCTATCCATGAGCACGACCACCGACGTGGCCTGACCCTCCTGAGCCTTGGTGTTATCAACGACCGAAGGATCCTGAATCGCATCAAAAAAGAAAAGGGGCGCCGAGCCTGAACTCGAATCTTCCCCGATAAAGTCACCTATAGGGCCCGTCCGTCCCTCTCTTACATTTTCTTGTAAAAATCCAACCCAAGAATTCTCCAACGTTTGAGAATTGGGCTCCATATCTCTGAATACCTCAAACTGGCTGTCGTAAGCCGGTACAGTTTGAGATATTTGTGCAGGTGCCGCCGGGATGTTCTTATAGGCCAACCAGGCCAGAACAACACCTATGGCGAACGCCAGAAGGATGAAAATCATTTATACTACTTTTAGATGCGCAAAAAAACTACACGGTCTCGTCACCTTCGGGGATGGTGCCCTGTGCGCCCAGCGACTCGGCCTCGCGGCGTGCGATCTCGGCTGAGACGCGGGCGTCAGCCAGCTTGACCAGCTCGGGCATCTCCATGTCCGGGAACTCCTTCTTCAGGTCGTCGATCAGGTCGGCCGGGTGAGGAATCGGCGGCACATCCGGCTTGGTATAGAACTTGCTGTTCTCGTCCCCGGGCTCGATGAAGGGCGTCTCAGAGCCCGTGAGAGGCTTGGCGGTCATGTCGCGCTTGCGCTTCTCGAACATGGCTGCGGCCTGAGACTGGTTCTCGCGATACTTGCTCATAATCTCCTCGAGCTTATCGTTCTGGTAGTGCACGTCGTTGATCTGCTCACGGTCCGGCGGAATCAGGAGCCACTTGTACATGTCGACCACGTAAATGTCAACGATCGCATCCTCCTTCTGAAGGCGCTTGGCGTGGCTGGCAGCCTCATCGCGGGTCGCAAAGCACCCACGAATCTTCATACCCAACTTCTCATTCTTCTGAGGCTGGTCGGGGCCCACGAAGGAAATGCATGCAAAAAGCTGTCCTGGGACGGTCAGGTAGTCAGAAGTTAATTCTCCAGCCATATAAAGTTAACAAGTGCTTATTTTTTAAGCCCAAATACGCAATGGACGAACTTCGCAAACTGCACAACAAGGCGAAACGCGAACTCATCACTCGGTGGGTCAGACCAGGTTCGACCGTCCTCGACTGTGGATGTGGTCGGGGAGGCGACTGGCACAAATGGAAATCTGTACAGGCCCGAATCTTCGCCATAGATCCAGATGAAGAGTCACTCTTGGAGGCTGAGAAACGGGCCCTCGAGATGAAATTGGGCGTGTGGTTCCTGGGCCGGGGGGACATCCGACAGGCTGCTTTCGCAGGGCCCTTTGACGCCGTCTGCTACAACTTTTCTTTGCACTACATCTTCGAGAACCCCGAGACGCTCGATATGTCCATCAAGGCTCTTGCCCTGTCTGTGGCGCCCGGGGGTCTCTTGATCGGCATCACCCCTGAACTAGCCAGGGCCGAGAGCCTCGTCGATCAGTTTGGACATTTCAAGGACAAATTAGGAAACGAAATTGCCCTCCTCCAGGAAAATCGGAGACTCATGGTCAGGTTGGTCGACGGTCCGTTCTATGCAGATGGTGGTCGGGAAGAACCCACACTGGACTCTGGGGTCTTAATTTCAAAACTAAAAGAGGTGGGCTTTGAAAAGATCGTTTGGGAACCCATGCTTCCACGACCCAACGGACTCGTGTCCGATCTGTACTCGAAATTCGTTTTCAAAAAGATCTCGACTGAACAGTAGAGGATGGATCAGAGTGGCGTTTTGACCGCCCTCGTCCTCAAGACCATGGTGGCCATATTGGTTTTTGTCTTCAATAAGGAACCAGAAATGCTCACGGAGCTCAAGAAGCGGTATTGGGCCATGCTCGACATTCTCAGGGAGACCAAGGACCCCATGTGGTTACCGGTCCTCAAGCCATCCATCATCACGGGCCTCAAGGGGAAGAAAGATGGCGTCATAGGTTCGAACGTCAATAAGGGTTACGAGATTTACATCTGTCTGGAGGGAGACGATGTAAACTCGGCGATGTACGTGCTGATCCACGAGGTGGCGCACATGTCTGTACCGGAGTACGATCATACAGACGCATTTTGGGAGAATTTCAAGAAGCTCAAGGCTTTGTGCGTCGCCAAGGGACTCTACGAGCCGAAGGGTGAACGCAAGTACTGTGGGGAGGTGATACGAGACTAGCCCCGAGTCCGAAGGACTCGTCCTCCCCTCACATTTTTAGTTGTAATTAGTAAAGACGATGCCGAGATTCACTAATATGTTTACAGGACAGACACCCAATAACCGTCACGCCCAGCGCATGAATGTCATCAGCAAGAGCGCCAACCTGCGCAATGCTTTGGCTAAATTGAACAAGCCCAACGCGACTCACGCCAACGCCGTGGCCGTTCTCAACTTGGCACCCAAGGTTTTTCACACCCATGGCGCCATTATAGCCCTCCCCAAGACTCCGGGGAGTGCGATAAATAAGCTCATGGATGCTTATTTTGACTTGAGACCGAGATGAGGGCCGTTAGGCCCTCTGTTCGTGATCCCGCCGGGGCCACTAAGACCAGGTCCTGTGGACCTCCCCCTTAGGTGCGGTCAGCCAAAAACTGCTTCGCAAAGTAGAACACGATGGCCGCCACCAGTGCGCTGACGACCATACCCGTCAGGGACAGGTCGCCCGAGTCACCCGTGAACTTGGGAACCATGGATCCCAGCTTGCCCTGAACGGGCTTGGAGAATGCAATCACTGCAGCCAGACCAGCGATGGCCGCCGTGAACTGCTCATCAGTCAGACCAAAGGGGTTCTTGGAAGAGCCCTTGGACTCGGACTTGCGAGAGGTCTTCTTGTTGCCCTGGGTCGGCATCGGAGGGCCCATCACCTCGTCCTGAATCATACCACCCGGACCCTGCATAACCTCCTCAATCGGACTGGAGAAGTCGGCCATTTGAGATTCGTCAACATTCTTTTCCGGCTCGAACTTCAACAATCCAGTCGGAGGTCCTTGGGGTGTCTGGGTCAGGGACTCGATGGGGGTCGACATGGCGTCCGCCCCGTTGGGATCGTACGAGTTCATTGAATTTCAAGAGGAAATTCATTTCGCCTTTTTTACGACGATGGCTGTGGACCCTCTGGGTCGCGGGGCTGCGGCTGACGCCGGACCGGCCTGAGCGGCCCTGGGGTTATAGAACCTCTGGTGGTATTGCCAGAACGCCGCGCCTCCGACTCGGAAGTTTCGGCGGATCGGCGCCTTGTACCAGAAGACGCAATCGGTAATCTTGTTAGACTTGGACGTGTTGTCGAGCACGAGACACTCATAATTCTCAGTACAAGCGTCCATAACCTGACTGAACGTGTCGTATGAGGGAAACACCCCGAAGAACGCCTTGTACAGGTTTTCACGGTTCTGTCGGACGTTGTCCCTGAGAGCAAACACGTAGTCGACGTTCGTACGAATCATGGGCGTCATGTCCATGCAGTACTGGGTTGTCATCATGAAGAAGATCTTCCAGTGGCGGCCGTTCATAAAGAGCTGGCGGATGCACGTGTCGCGCATGAAGGCCCTGTCGTACATGCAATCGTCCATGAGCAGAAAGACGGCAGGAGTCCGGTCCTTGCCCATCACCTTCACGAGCTTCTTCTGTCGCTCTATGAGTTTCTCAATAGCCTCCTTATTGTAGTCTGCATAGACGAACAGGTCGGGGATGAACTGCTTGTAGTGTCCGTTCCCGTCCTCCGTACCGGACATGGCGATCCCGGCCGCCAAGTGCTTCTTGTGCCACAGAATGTCTGTGACGAGCGTGGATTTACCCGTCCCACGCTTGCCGATGAACACGCAAACCTTGTCGTCGCCCATGGAGCTCGGGTCGAACTTTTTGAGCTGAAGACTCATCCTGTAATTGGAGGGCCTTTTTTGAGTTGGGCTGGGGCGCAGCCGAACCGAGTCCGAAGGACTCGTGATGGCGAGCCTCCGGCATAAGTAAACGTGAAGGAAAGGGCGTCTACGACGCCCCCTTTTTTCCTTCCCATTTACTAGAGATGTCCGCCGGCTACATTCAGCTGGCGGCCATCGGTCAACAGGACGCATACCTCACGGGCAGTCCTCAAGTCACGTACTTCTTGGGGGTTTATCGCCGTCACACACCCTTTGTGCTCGAGGCTTACGACATCCCATTTTTGGATCAAAAATTACAGTACGGTCAAAATCACATCTGTCGAATCCCACCCAAAGGAGATCTCGTAAGGTCCTTGATGCTCAAAATGACCCTACCGGCCCTTCAGGTTATCGGTACGGATTGGTACTGGCCGATCGCCCCGTCCGTCCAGAACGTCGCGACCCTAATTTTCAATGGAAATTTGTCCTTTGCGAACACAGCCCCCTTTGCTGGTATCGATTGGTACTCGACCTTCAACCAGGCCAATTGGCTCAACGGCCCAGGACCCCAAGGCGTGTTCAAACCCAACGTCGCTTACGTGGCCGGTACCAACAAGTTTGCATTTTCGAACGTCGCCAACGTCTGGGTACCGACCTTTGCCCCGAACCAGACCAACGTGGGCGTCTTTTGGGGTCTGGACCCTCGAAACGCGAACGGTCAAGTCACCGTGGGGTCCGTCACATATCTCATATATACCGTAGGGTCGGCTGGACGCCAGTCGGACTTTAGTCTCGAACAATCTGGCTGGCTCCAAAATCCCAGCACGGGTATGCCCGACCCTCCCGCAGGTTCTGGTATATTTTTGGGTCTAAATCAGTCCAAGGCGCTGCCGTCGTCCGGCTTCATCAATTTTGGTACAGAAAGTGGCGTGACCAAATGGACCAACTACGACCCCACGAGTTCATTCGCCGTGACCCCGGGGGGGCGCATCAGTTTCCAGAAGACTGGTCTTTACATCATGCG